CCCCATACTTTACGCAGTTCAACTATCACGCTGTTGAGTATGGGTCTGATCTTGTCATATTCGGTGCCCTGTAAATATCGTTTACGCCATCGAGCCAGTTCTATCAGGGCCTGCCATTGATTGTTCTTTTTCTTCATTGAGCGTAGTCCACTGTGGTTTCGTGTTGCTCACGGTGTTGGGCCAGTTTGCTTTCAAACACACGTAGCATCTGCTGGTGTAAGTCCAAATCATTCTCGGATTCCCAAAGTGCCACCTCAACATCATCATCTTCTAGGTATTCAAAGGCCCACCAGTCTATCCTTTCCGGTTCCACCTGGTCTGGGTCGTCAGGATCGTATCCCTGTTCCTCCGCCCAGTCCGCCATCTGGTCCCAAACATCGTTGTTATGGGCCGGATATAGGTCTGAACCTGTGCCTTCGTATTGGCCTTGATCATATTCACCATAGCCACCATACACAGATGTCTCGCCCTCCGCATTGGTCCATTTGTAGAATTCTGCGTAAAAAAGTTTCTTTTGTTTTGTCATTAGTTTTTCTCCTTGCTTTGTTTCTCCTTTTTTTGTGCCTGGCATCCGGGATATTGGCATCTGGACACCTGGCACCACTTTTTAATAGGTCACTGATGACATGAACAAAAAAAAACTAAAAGTGTCATCTTTGACTTGTGTAATAGTAGCACATAATGATGATGACGTCAACTGCGTTGGTAATCTAATCCGCCGTGCCAACTGTTGTAAATACTGTTGGTTGCTTGGCACCCTATCGATACATAGTTGCCATACTACAATCCTAAAGAATGCTGGGCAACCTCACTCCAAAACACACCTTTAAACGCACACAGAGCCACGCACAAAGAAAAAATTTGACATCCTGCACAGTTGGGCTATATACTTGTGAATCAGGCAACTATAGGCACAGATAGGCACACAAACAATTTCCCACAAGGCGACATAGCAACAACAAAACGTACCCAAGAGTTGATCACAACCTCTGATTGTGTAGGCCAGTTGCGGCTGAACTTGTTAGGCTTTGACAAGCAAATCTATGAGCAGTCATGCTGACGCACTTTGATGACTTTTGTGTGTCAGGCTTTGTACACTTGGACTCAAGTCAACCACGGTTCACCTGGTGTGTGCAATGACGGAAGTCGGAGGACCCAGTGATGGGTTTGGTAAGATACGAAACACCCTCTACCACAACGCTTGGATGTAGTGAACCTAACTGGAGAAGATTTTGCTAAAAGTCTTCTTGCGGCGAAGCAGAAAAAGAAAAAAGACGTCAGTCTTTTTTGAGTGAGTGTAACTCACTCCCACACTGCCACCCCGGACTGTTCCGATAAGACCCAGTGCCCCAATCCAGAAAAAATGTTTATAGCCAGGGCACCGAGTCGTCCCGTATTTTGGAGATATAGGACACTGGTATTTAACGACCATAACTGTGACTACAGAAGCGGCACTTCAAGGTCCTAACACCACGCCAGTAACGGGCCACATAGCCGGAATGGCGATTGCGCCTGCAGGTGGGCACACGTTTGGGTGCTATCCAGTCGTGTTCGGTGCTGATCCGGTTGGGACCTTTGTGGCTCTCACGCGGTGGCCTACGTCTGTAGCCCAACTGTTCAAGTCGCTGTTGGAATAGATGGGGTTTCATTGCTCACTGACCTCACCAGTATTTAAATAGATCCATATGCACAGTGGTAAAAAGGCTATCGTTTGGTTCAATGGTCCGTCGGCACGACAGTTATGGGACATGGATCCATGTCACGTGGAGATAGGTTGCAATTTCATCCAACAGCACCGTGACGTGGATCACGTGTGTGCGTATGACCGACCGTGCATAGAAAAGATCCAGCAGAGTCCGGGTGTGCAGTACTGGACCAGGCACGCACTGCGATCAGACACCTGGCCAGCACCAGAATCCAGATTCCAACCATTCGACAGCGGCACATTGGCCGTTGTGGTGGCACACCAACTGCGTGTGGAGAGCATGTACATCATAGGTTGTGATTGGCAACACACCAACGAGAGCGTGTTCGATAGGGCCTACACCTGGAGGAACTACCAGCCCAAGAAGGCCAGCCTCCCCAAACAGAAATTGCTGGAACGCATAAACCTGTCAGTGCCCATAACAGTGGTCACGGATCGCCCGTGGAGGATGGAGGTGGATTTCATCCGACCCAAAGAATTTTTAAGAGATATTAGGAACTAGGTACTTCAGTGTTGTCGTCGAAGTATCTCCACACACCACCGGAGTAGTATGCGGGTTTTGTTACCGTGGAATCACCATCGCTCATCATGGCCATCATTCCGTCTGCCAAGTTGCTGACAGCGTAGGCCGCCGTCCTTGTGATGGGATTGAGTTTGATGATGTCTTCTACTGCCACAATGCCAGTGGCAGGATCAAGTGTCAAGTCAGTTGAACCGCTTGAGTTGATCTCGTCCGGCATCTGTGCTGAAGGTATCTTGGTGTCAGCGTCCAATGAAGCCACGCCATTCACGGCGCCCCTACCATTGATAACATTCTGTAATTCTAAAAGTGCGTTTAATAATTCAACCCTCGCTTGTGCCGGTGAATCATCAGCACTGTCAAGGTGTGTTGTTGTTACGTTTCCTACTGTGGCCCAAGCCATATGTTGTTCTCCTTGTGTTGTTTGTATTTAAACTACTTCCCACCTACCCAACTGTAAATCAGTTACAAATTCCTTACTGCTGGTGTGTGTCTCCAGACATCTCCATCTCCTACGATTGTGTAATCTGTATTGGTCCTTGGTCTGTGTGGCGAAACGCACCCATGGTGCGATGTCTGGTCCTTGGCCGGACTGACCACCCCTGGTTTTGACAAGGGTTTCATCTACCTTGTTGAGATCATAGTGTTTAGGATTACCAGAACCCTCTATCCTGAATATTTCAAATGCACTGCCAGAACTGAGGTAGGTCTCGCCCAAGAGGCTGTGTGCTATCAAAGGTATGCCAAACACAGTGAATGTGCTGTTCTCATTGGCTGTCTTGAACACAATGCTGGACCTCTCACGTGAGATGTAGTTGGTGCTGAGTGACTGTGTGTTTCTTGCACCAGCGGTCAGCCTGTTGTAGCCTGGGGGAATCCCACCAGCCCAAAATATCCTGTTGTCTGCCTCTGACACATCACTTACAAACCATATCTTCCATTTGGCCCTGGTCACATCACTACTACTGGTGTGGGTGACGCCACCAATGGACGCAAACAGTTGGATGGATCGTAATTCATCTGCGGCCATCACACTGTCAGCACTGATGGCAAAACTGGTAGTGTCAGCACTGTCTAATGTTAAAGGTAAACTGTCGTCTGTGCCCGCGGACGGACTGTGTCCGTTGAGGCCAAAAAATGCCTCGATTGCTGGTGGTGCCTCAGATGAACTGTCAGCACGTTCTATCTCTGACACATTAACATACAAGGTACCATTTGTTGGTAGGTCTAGATCTACGAAGATTGGCGCGGCTCTGATGCCCGACGAAGAAGTTACGTTAGTGGTGTATGTGGTAATCACTATGGGATCATTCACGTCACCACGTGGTGTGGTCTTGGTCTGGATGGTGTCTGTGAAACTGCCAAAGTATTCCTTAACGGTCTGTTCCGCCTGTCTTTTGCTTGGCAAACCAAAACTGCTGGGTGATCCACCCGAGAAGCCCGCCGCACCTGACCTCTCTATTGCGGGCCTGTACACAACCTCTTCGTTGGCATCGACATGCTTGATGTCAGCGAACGGTGATAAAAAATTGACCAATTTGTGACCGAGATCCTTGATGTAAGGCTCGCCGCTGGCGTTTGGTGTGATGATGTATCCGGGTGTGTGTAAAGACAGTGTTCTACTTGTTGAAGTGTTTATAGGATTCGTCAATCCTGTATCCGCGAACAGTTCTATCTCTGTCGTGCTCCTGACCTTGACATGGCTGATACCGTGCAATTTGTGTGCGTCAAAACCATCCATATGCCCTGTACTGCCAGTGCCCTCATTTGGGTAACTGTGTGGATTCCTAAACAGTCCTGGCCTAACCATTATCTTGTCTCCATCGGACAGACCGTGTGCGGTCCTTGTGGTTATGATTACACCCGCGCCTGATGATGAGTTGTCGCTTATTGAACTAATCATCTTCGTGTTGGTATTGGCCAGTCTAAAATCGTGATCGAACCTTAGAGATGACGCATTGCTTTTTTTGAATGAATATATCCCGCCCTCGTACACGGTTGAACTGTTGTCACTGACCTCGTAGTAAGGCAGTCCCATGAAGAAGCGTCTTTCACTGTTGTTGTTGGTTTCTAATTCCTCTGCCACCAGTTGCTGGTCGATCGAATATGCGATCTGTAGGATTCCCCTTGGCCTCATGCCTTGATTGTATTGTGAATTGCTTGAAAGTGAATCAACTTTTGTAGTATCCAATAGCGATTGGCTTTCTGTTATCTGTTCTGCGGGAAGATAACCTGCACTGGGTAATGTCAAACTGTAATTGGTGCTGGACGTCGTGATCAGACCACTGCCAAACGGTCCATCATTTTTCAATTCCGTTATTGGATTGAGATCTGTGATCAATGCGTGTCTATTTGAACCATTTGCTGTTGGAGTCCAAGCGTTGAACTGTGTGGTCGCACCGCCCAACTCATCTCGCCCTTGTCCATAGGCACATAAGAAACCATCCGTGGTGGTAATGTCAAGGTTCTTGAAACCAGTGACCGGTTGGTCAAAAGCAATCGAGCCTGTTGTAACTTCTATTTGACTTCTTGGATTTATCCACCAGTATTCCCAATCACCCCATGTCTGTGGTATCAACTTCAATTGTCTTGGTTTTGGTGCTGTAGACCCTTCGCCTTCGTTGAAGAATAAACAGATTAAAGTGTTTATGTCCCAAGCCGTATTATCGGAGCCGTCAAACGTGGGATCCATGTCAATCAGTTGTCTGTCAGTGCTAATACCAAGTCCCACTGAGTGAACATTCTGTGTCAAGAACGCATCCTTCCTTATCCTGAAAGCATCAACCTTAGCACTCAACAAGTAGTCTCCTGTGCTGTTGCCACCTATCACAAAATTGTTTGAAGTGTTGGTGATGCCTGCACTGGCTGACGTAGTGCTGTCCAGTACGTTGTTGATGTAAATTTTTATCTCGCTGTTATCATACACGATCTTTACGTCGTGGAAGTCATCGATGCCTATCGTGGCAGTAGATGTGATCGAATTCAGTGTTGAACCGTCATTGTAATAGAATTTAAACTTTCTGTTGGCATCTATGGTGCCTGCGTAATCAACCGTCCTGCTTGATCCATCATCCGTGAGTAATCCGCCCTCTCCGGCGGCAAACACCACACCTTCGTGTGCTGTCTGGAAGTTTGTGGTTGAAGTGCTGTCTGAGTCTATCCTGATATAGAAATCAATTGTCCAAGCGGATCTATTTGATAGCCTTAACGCATCGGTGTAATTGATACGCCAGTAACCTGCGTTCTCTGGCGTGAATTCTGTAGTTCCTGTACCGTTGAGGCCATCGCCAGCAGAGAGTGTTACACCTCCAACTGCTGTGATCGTGAAGTATGCGCCACTGCCGTTGCCTAGGTCATCCCAACGACTGAAATCTATTGGGAAAATTATGTTATCTCCTGTGTCTCTCCATCCTGATGTGATTGGCATTATATCTCTCCTGTGTCGTTCCTTTTAATTGTTACTGGTGTTGTCACGGTGGTACCCGCACCACCACCACTTGATAGAGTACTAATTGCACCATCCATGTAGTTTTTAGGGAATGGGAACACGTTGTCCTCGAACTCACCACCAAAGTAAGACTTACTGCTGACACTGGTGCTGGCGAAAGAACTACGATCTCCATTTTGGTTGATTGCCCTAACCCGTATGGTCAGTTTCTGACCAGCCACGAAGAATTCTGTCGTAACAGTGAATTCTTGGTTCCTTGTTGTACCAAGGCTGACAAACTGGGCATTGGCATCTGTGTTCTTCTTGACCTGCACTTCATATTGATTGTTGTTGGCGTTGATGTTTCCATCTTTCCACGTCACAAGCAGGTCGGACCTGTTGGTCTTACTGAACACCAATCCAGGTGTGGCCTTGCTCCGCACCAGTAATCCTTGAGGCTGACGAAATCTATTACGAACCGTGTTGATCACAGGACGCTTCCTTAATTTATTAGTGACGAACCTGTTGAAAGATATCATGTTGTCAAACAAGTTCACATCATCGAAATCATAGTTGTTTGGATAGTGCCTGATGGCTGTGATCTCAATGTCGCCATCCTGGTTCATGGTCATGTTTGTTATCCTGAACATGTGATCAAAATTTAAAGTGGTGCTGGTGACACGTATGAGGTCGCCCGCAGTAAGGTCGGTGGCTGATTCGGTGGTCTTGAATGATATGCTCTGTTGGCGCCTACTCTTGGCCACCAACACTTTGGCATAATGCGTGGCGTGGGCGGCATTAACTATGCCCGCATTGGTCACGTTGCCAACTAGGTCTTGATCATTGTCTTCTTTCCTAAAAAGTTTATACTGTGCATCGGTCTTGGGTGGCCAAACAACTGAGTTGTTCTGTGACCTTTCTTCAATATCTGTGAAATTGACTTTGATCTGGTTGAAGGTGTTTTCCAATGCCCCACCGTTGAAACTTATGCCATCAATGATGTTGTCATCGTTAAAAGTCATTGTGTGGCTGGCCTTGAGATCCGAGTCTGAAGGTATGTCATAACTGTTGTCAGGAGTGCCCGCGTTCTCTATGGTCAATTTGAATTTGCCATTGACGAAAGGCATTATACCACCCATGCTGGTCAATATACGATTTATATTCTGTAGATGTGTCATTCCTGTGTCTATCACGAACTGCCTGTAGTAAACCGAGTTGGGATACAACAGTTTCCCGTCACCCAATTCGTCTATTCCAACGTTTCTCCTTAACCTTAAATTTGGAAAGTGTTTGATGGAGAGTACGCCTTCATAGATCAATTGGTAGTTGTTTGTTGCGAAATTACTGCCCGCGGTACTGTTCTCTGCCCTCAATCGGCCACAGGCCACCGCGGCATTGATGAAACTGTTCTGATCTATCTTGCTCAAAGGTATGCCGGCTCCATAACGATCATTCAACATGTAGTCCAAGAGTATTTCAACAGGATTGCCTGACACATCGTAACCGTCCTGCCTAGTGGCAGTGTGTGAATAGGCCCCACTGGCAAATGTCACAGAGTAATCTGCGGGTGCTGGCATGGTGGCTACAACACCAGTTGATGTGGTGTCAGTGTCGTGTTCATAACCTGGGTCTGCATTTTTCTCCCTGACCAATTTTGGAACATTCTTGCCTGGCGCCATCACTACCACCCTTGGTAGGCTGGAGAAAGGGTTGGTCAGGTTGTCACCGTTCTCGTCCGTGATCTCATCATTGTTCCATTCGAATCTTAACGCGATGTATTGTACGCCCCTCAGTCTGTGGTCATCATTCCAACGTGGGCTCTCTTTCAAAAGATCTGATGCTGGTTGTGAATCACTGCCATCGAACAATTGGAATCTTACCCTGTTCTTGAACGTGCCTGTCTTGACTTCATAGGTGGGTGGCTGTCTTAGTGCAGTTGTACCAAAAAACAATTGCCTTCCACCGAATCTTGGATATCCATCACCCGGAAACGTTGTATCATTGACCGATACCCCTTGTTCAAACACTGTGGTGTAATTTCCAGGCTTGTATCCCCTGACTGCCCTGGCAGTCTTGATGTCACACACTTGGTCATCTATCAATAAATTCCATAATCTTGAACCGTAGTTGTCGTCCTGTGTCATACCAAGTCCTATCACACCACACATGTACAGATATTGATTCTTGTCTCCTGCGGTGTCAACGAAAATGTTCTTGACCGCACGTTCTACATATTTGCCATAACACACCGGTATCGCTGTGTTGCTGGGCGTGAAATCCACCGTGGTGGTGTTGTCTATGGCGGCTGTCGTGTCAACGTTGAAGTCAGGTATGTCAAAACCACCAGTGAATGGACTCAACGCGATGTTGAACACACCCTTGACAGCGCCAACGGCGACGTCTACAGTCTTGTCAACTACTTTCTTTACTACATTGACCGCTTGGTCTTTCTTTCTCTGGAACCAACTACCTATTCCCATTATTGTTTACCCCATTGTATGTCCGCCAGTGTCTCTGTGGTGAATTCGAATCCTTTGTCGTCCTCGAACACTATCTGGTGGCTCAGTGTGGTTGCGTATCCGTAAATGCTGGCCTTCTCGAAGGCACTGAAAGGACCTCCACACTCTAGTCTGAAATCTGCTGTTGTTTTGTCGTGTGTTAGACTGAAAGTGTTGATGAATCCTTCGAACACAGAATACACACCGTTGGTGGTGATGCTGTAATCCTCGTTTAGGATCGCTTTCCTGATGCTTACCTTGGCGCCAACGAAGTTGGAATTCAACAGGATTGTTGGGTTTGTCAGGTCAACACCAGTGAACACCAGTGACAATTTCTCATTGGCCGCATTGACCGTTTCCGTTATCGCACTGTGTCCTATGTAACCAGCATTGGCGCTGTAGGTCACAGAGTCATGTGTAAGGTTCACATCACAGTTGGTGAAATCCAATGAATTGGTACCGTTGGTCAGGACATTGAACAGCGTACTGTCGTCCTGTGAAACTATCCGCACAAGGTCAACAACCCTACGTGTCTGTGCCGCTAAGGCCGTGTTCGCCGCTGAAGATATGCCCCTTGTCATTACAACGTCTCCGCTACATCTAGTTCATATTGGTATAAATTGTCAACCCCTAAATCAAACTCCTGTGCGTCATTGATGAATCTGACAGTGATTGGTACATCGTCTGTCAAGGTGTTCTGTGATGATGGCACCTGTGTCCTTAGGTTTGGAAAAATATTGATCGTTGTCTGTGTTGAATTGCTCAAGGTCTTGTCAGCAGTCAGCATGTAAACTTTTGAATGATTTGCGAACTTGATGAGGTCACCGGCTTTCAGTGTGCCACTGCCAGTTGGTGTGACCGTTATGGTACTCGCCCCCACCGCCGCTGTTGATGTCACAGGCAGTTTTGTGCCGTCATTGACGAACGTGCCATTGGCACTGCCAATCACTGGAGGAACGATGGTGAACGTGTCAAACGCACCCCTCTGTGTGACGATGAATGCTTGAATGCTACCAAAGTCATCCCTTGATAACGGTACGCTCTTCAATGTGAAACTGAAGAATTGACCTCCAAGATCTTTGGAAAATGTCTTGTTGGTTATAGTGGTGCTGACAATGGTGTTAGCATTGCTCTGCCAATTGATTGATTTAAAATTAGTTGTTGGGAATGTTCCTGACATTACGCAAATCTCCTTCCTTGCCTGCTCATTGCATCGCTTATTAGATTAGTTATTAGACCCCGCCTGCTGGCCAACAAAGTGTCGAAACCTTCGGCATCCACCGTGCTGATGTTGAAGTTTACTGTGGCTCCACCCATCCTGCTTCCAGAAGCCTCGTTTGAGACAACTGTGCCCGCCGTGTTAGGTATGAATAATTCTGGTCCTCTTTCTCCTACCAAGAACGCATTACTGCCGCCAACTGGTCCACCGCTCGCTCTTGCACCACCGTAGCCTATGGCACCACCATTGGCATGTCCAACAGCACCACCGTTAGCAAATCCGCCTCCTAAGAAAGCCAAAATTGTTTTCAACACGATTGTTTTTTGTAATTGCCTGTTTAAATTTTTTTGTGCATCTACTTGTCTGTTGACACCAGCGACCATGTCAATGCCAAATATTTTGGCTAGTTTTTCTAATATAGGTCCAACTATGAACAATCTAATCATGCCACCGATCAGATCTCTGAGGATGGCCTCTCCAATTTGTCCAAGTGCTTCTTTCAATGTTTTGGTTCCCATTACCACATCAGTCAATGCTGATTCTGTTGTAGAAGCAAAAGTCTGTGTCATGCTTGTTAGTGTGTCTGTTATGATAACGGCCGTGTCATATTCTTTCAACATCTCTGTAAGGTTGTCTCTATAATTTCGTAACGCTTTGTTGGCGGTCTTGACAGATTCTGAAGTTTTAGGAAAAGTCCTGTTCATTATGGCAGTTTCTCTGTTCACTGCCGCGGCCTCATCTGCTTGTTCTTTTAATAGTTCTGCGTTGGTCCTTCCTTCGTTCTCATTGTAGTCACCTAATGCATCTGTTAAACCAAGTGTAGCATTTATAGTGTCATTTAAATTATTGCCTAGTTCTTCAGTTTCAAATGCCATTTCGCTTAACTGCGGAATAACTGGGTCTGTGTCTCGAAGTAGTGCTTTAAAACCATCACCAGTCATGTTGAGATCAGAATTTAAGCCACTGAAATCTTGGCTTACATCTTCGGTATCTTCTTTAACGTCTTTGAAGAATCCGATTAGTTTCTCCCCACCAACAACGACCGCTCCCAATGCCTTTGCGAATCCAATGAATAGTTTGACCACTCCCTGTAATACTGCTCCGCCTAATCTACCAAGCGCCGCTATCGTTTCTTCGTTGTTCTCAACGAACTTTGTTAGATCCGCAACAGCCTCTTTCAATGGTGGTGATAAACCTTCTCCGAATTCCATTGCTGAATTCTTCAGGGCGATGTTTAAGTTTGAAAACTGTGTTGAAAGGTTATCTACAACGTTGGCTGTGGCACCACCAAAATCTTGACGCAATCCTTTTGAAAGACCATTGAGTAATTTTTTAGATCCCTCTGCGGTTTTACCCATTTCAGATATCTCTAATCTTGTGACTCCAACTTGTTCCTCAAGTATCCTGAATACCGGCACACCCCTGTCAGCCAATCTGTTTAGTTCCTCTAGACCCAATCCACCTGATGTGGTCCTCGCAAATAGATCAGTTATGGCCTGTAATGAACCAAGTTGGTCAGTTGTAACCGCCGCTGTGTCTGTGAATAGTGTTAGTAGGTCTTCTGTGGGTTCGATACCCGATGCCTTCAATTTAATGAAGGTTGTGGTTAAATCTTCAACTCCAAACTGTGTCTTGGTGGCGAATTCACTGACGAAGTCAAATGCTTCCCCACCGGCCTGTGCTGATCCTGTTACGGATGCCAGTGCATCATTTAAATCTTCAAATCTTGCAGTGGTTTCAATAATGGACTTACCAATCCTTACAGCGAAAACAGCCGCAAGTGCAACACCGGCACCTTTGAGTGCCGTGCTTAATTTAAAACTGCTCTTTTGTATCTTGTTGATGTCACGATTAATTTTACCCAACGCCTGTTGGTTCTTAATCTGTATATCTAACAACAGTTTTTCAGTTTTAGCCACTATCTTCTCCTCCTAACAGGCATTGCTTGTTTGCCCATTGTTTTTTTACTTTCATTGTACTCATGCAAAAAGTAACCAGCCCAGAGGTCTTTCTCCAGTGTCGTCATTTGTAATATTTCCTCGATTGTTTTCTTCAATCGATCTGCCAGCATTATTACAAATCGTAACTCAACACTGGAACCTATTCCTTTGCGATAGATTCCTGTGTAGCAGTTATTTTTGCATTGTTGATTGCAGTGGCAACTTTGATCACAACTTGTGGGTCTGCCTCATTCATCAACTTTATCCTATCAGCATCATGGAAAAGACTCTTGCCATCTTTGTCTTTGGCTTTCCTTATAATGCTTTCAACGAGTGCTTCTACAGTCTTGCCTTGTGTTTGCAATTCAAGTATCTTGCCCTCGTCTTTCAGTGGGTATGTGGTTCTGAAATAAATGTCAGTGTCCCATTCCTCACATCTTACTTTTTGCAATTCGCCACCAATGCTAGACTGGTAGTGTTTGCTTATCTTGTCCGTTATTGTCATTTATATCTCCTGTTTGCTATATTTTTGATCGCAGGTTTTACAACACCACTTGGTGCCTGTCGGCTACGACCTCTTTCCAGTGCGCCAGCATAAGGTTGTGGATTGGTCAATCTGTATCTTGTGCCAGTCCCTGACTTACGCCAACTTCTCTTGAAAAGTCCAGACCTCACTGGTGATCTGTCCTTTATGTCATCTAGAACGGTGTCAGTGATCGCTTCGGTCGCCGCCTCTGTTATGGCTTTGATCTTTTGCTTCATGCTGGCACCGTTGAAGATAACTCTTGTCATTATAGGTTCGTTACTGCTAACGCTCCTGTAATTTGTCCTGACACTTCTGCCGTCACAGCACCATCATTTGCGGCAGAAATTTCAAAAGATGTTACAATCATCTCGCCTGAAAGTTTCTGACCTGTTGTTGTGCCTGATGGATAAAGTTCAACGGTAGCCGCCGCCGCGCCTGGTCCTGATTGTAGGGCCGCTTGTGCCGAATCACCGTCAACGAAGTATAAACTCATTGAAGCCGTTGCGTTGGTTAGACCTGGAACGTATGTCCTAGCAGTCGCCCCCATTGCTGAAGTTTCAATTACGTCGCCTGTGTTTGTTAGTGTGAATGATATGACAGATGCGATAGTAGTAGCGGAGCCACCAACATCGAACTTGGCCACACCTGATGTGCCTGCGTATGCAGTTGTATTGTTTGCCATTAGTTGTCCTCCTTAATGGATTTTATGACCTCTGCTTCTGCTTTTGTTATTCGCATTGTCGCTTTTGGTCGTTTAGTTTTAGTCTTTGTGATGTTTTTGTTCTCTTCCACTTTTGGTGGCGAGACAGGTTTTTTAAAAAACACCCAACCTGATTTCAACTTGTCCTGCACTTGTGTGTTTGGGACAAGGTGAGAATTCCCTTGTTCGTCGTACATTTCTCTTAACATTATGGATTACCCCTCTTGTACATGTATTCCACTTCAACGGTCACTATGACCTGTCCTATCGGTGGATTACGTTCTATGACTTCAACGTTTGTCACCCGTGTCTCCACGTAGTGTGTCGCGTCCTTGTTTGTTGTTAGATTCCTACCCCTTGATCCTTCAAGTGTCTGTTCGATCACCTCGATCAGTTGGTTTCGTTTGGTGTCAAGTTCATTGCCACGCACGAAACATCTCAGTTCGACCTGCAGAATGCCCTGTCGCTCTGACAGTGATATGTCGGTCCTCTCCTCGTTGCCGCTGACTACCAGTATCGCTGGATACTGTGTTATGGCCAGTTTCTCGAAGTCAAAGAACTCCCTTGTCACCGTGCCAGGCGCTGGGTCTGACATGTTGATCAGTTGTTCTCGGATGTCTTCCGCTATGGTCTCTCTCGCACTCATCGTTATCTAACGAGTCGATTGAAGTGTGTAGCCTGTTTCTCTGAATTTTCTATGGTACCACTTGAATCGTAATCGTATTCTACTCCGTCCTTCAATATCTCTTGGAAGGTTGTTGCAAATTTCTCTTTGTAATAAATCATCTTCTCCCTGAACACATCTCCATCTGGAGAGAACGTTGACAGCCTTGGGTATATGTACTCCGCTAACACGTGATACACTGCCGCCTGTGTGAATTGGCTGTAGGTCAACAGGTTGTTGTCCATTTCCGTGTATGTGCCCGTGGTGATGTCATATCTTCCATAGGTCGCTCTGGGCCACCAATCGATACGCAACTTCCTTAGTAGATCGTTCGTCGTTTTAGTGTGTAGGTCTGTGAATGATTGTATGCCGAAGTTTTGGATGTCCGGCTCATATTCAAGTAGGTCTGAGTCTGTGCTCATGTTGGCCATTTGAGTCCTCCTGTAATGGTTGCGTCCAGTCCTTCTGGACAATGTTATTTATTGCGTTGTGATCTTGATACTAACAACACATAAAAGAAAAGGGCCCGAAGGCCCTTTCCAAGTGAGGTCTAGTCTCCTAATATTAGTCTACTAAACTTTCAGATTTGATTCTGCAACCGTATTGCTCTTTGATGATAGAGTTACCTCTAGCCGTAGTAGCAACGTACTCCGTGCTTCTTAATGAAGCATCGTATTGCTCTCTTACAACGATTGGTCTCTTAACAACGTGTGCCATTGCGTTCGGTGAGAACACAGCACCAATTGAATCATTCGCTGAGTCAACGTCTACCGCAGTAGTCATGAACAGTTTTACATTATAAATCCGTCCCAAGTAAGCAGATGAAGATAATAAAGAATTACCCGCGTTTGATAAAGCAGTCGCCCCACCTGATTGGTAACCAGATGCAGTTAAAACTTTAGCAACATTGTGGATAGCCGCTGGAGCGAACACACCAAAGTAATCTCCGTCAGCATCAGTCGGAGCGTTTTGGGCTCTTAACTTGTATACTGCTTGTAAGATTAAATCTGGAGTAAGGTCTGCGCCACCTGTTCCTAATCTGTTTGTTGTGAAAGAATCGAACTGATCGAAAACGTCTCCGTCAACTTTCTCTCCAATTGCTTCACCTAGGATTTTTCCAACTGATTGTGCAACGTTGTCAGTTGAAGATTCCCTTAATAGGTCAGTAAGGTCTGCTCTAACACCAATCTCTGATGCTGTAACTGTAACTGACGCTGGGTTTACACTTGTCTGTGCAGTGATGTCCGTGCCTTCAGTAAGACCTGAAGCAGACACTGTTGGATATACAGGGATCTGTGCCGTTAAGCCAGGTGTTCCTGTCATGTCGTACACTGTAACCAAGTTAGCGGCGATTGAACGTTCCGCGGCAGTGTACTGTGCAGATTGTAAAATGTTCGATAACAAGGCTGAGTGTGTGCTTGTAGTATTGATAGCCATTTTGCTATTCTCCTTTGTTGTTTAATTTAGAAGAACTTTGCTCGGGGTGATTGCTTGGCAACCGCCTCCTTGTAAATCCTTCTCTGTTCTGGATCATTCATGTCCAGTTTGGAGACGTCCACTTCCTGCACTGATTTTGCGTTGGTGTTTGATGTTGCGCCTGATCCACTGGGACCTGCTTGAACAAAATGAGAATTCTCAGATAAGAACTCCTGAACATAAAGTTCGGGACTCATAAGTTCTCCAGATTCAGTGTATCTTGGTGCGCCATTGTCTCCAATGACTTCAACATCACCAGCATCGTTCAATCTAACCTTGTCCCTCACAAGTCTAACGACCTGTTCTGGGTTTATGGCCTTGTGTTTGGAAGCACTGTTCAACAATGCACCATCCACCTTGACTGAGTTCAACTGTGAACGAAGTTGTTGGATATCTTGGTCCTTCTTTTCAGCGGTCTCCTTAAGAATCTTTTCAAATTCGCCTCGCTTCTTCTGTTCTTCCAGTTTCATTGCTTCATCCTTCTGAACAAGATCACGATAATGTTGTACATCAACGTCTTCGAATTTTTTCAACACGTTAGCCTCTGTCTTCTTACGGACCGATGCCATGGCGTTGTTGAATTCGTCAGCAGTGTAGGTTTTTGACACCTCTGTCTCCGGAGTTTGTTGTTTAGAGTCGTTTGCGTTGGCCTCCGTGGCCTCCTCAACTTTGACTTCTGTCTGTTTTGAATCTGACATTGGATTTCCTCCTATTGAGTGTGTTGTTATTTACACAAATATTTAATAGAATTAAGTCGTATGATTATATTTTTAATAGAACTGCTCAAAATCCTCAACGCCCCAGGCCTCGTACCATCCCGACCTACGCAGTCGTGCCTGTGCATCTTTCAACTTGTCAACAGGTTGAATCATCACCAACGGTTTTCTTTTGTAACTGAAACTGACACCACGATGCAGTCCTTTGTTGGCAGGGTGATCATACATGATGGCCATGTGTAACTTGTTATCGTGTGCCTGCCTACAGATGGTTGCCAATCTCTGCTCACTTATCTTGTAATCAATGTAAAGCACCACGATATCAAGCCTAAAAATAGGAACCATATGGCAACAATGGATAATGTGGTCAAGAAGATTAACCTTTGCTTTCGTGATTTGGATCGTTTTATCTTGTAGAGTCTTTTTTGCAAACGGACAGATTGCCTTTCCAGTCTTCTTATGGACCTTAGCAATCTGTCCTCTAATCCAGTTCTCAATTAATTTACTTTCTTCTGCCACCTTTTTTGTTTTTCTTTTTTGATGACATTGGTTTTCTTCTTCCGCTCGCTCTAGCCATTGGTTTTCTCCTCTTTGTTGATATCCGATTGGTCAGCAGTGCTGACGCCGTTGATGTTGTTGTTATAGGCATTCAGTCTCCTCTCGTCCTGAGTGTACAATTCAAGTAATTCAATTTTCCTTTTGTGTACTAGATATTTAATTTTCTGCAACGCTTTCCTGGCATGGAAAGCACCTTGTTGGCTTTGTCTTTCTATGCAGTTCCTGTTGTGTAATCTGTATTCATCAAACACTGCCTCAAGGGCACGCGAAGTAGCGGTCTCTATGGCACGTCCGTCAAGTTTTCCTTTGTATGGCATTATTTCAATTCGTCTGGTTCTATAGGCGAGAAACGGATAGAATGCCACGGTGCCGTATTGCCATGTGCGTTCTTGTATGTCTCACCGGTCTGCACTGACTGTGCGGCCATGAACTCCCTTGTGCCGTTGCCGTACCTCTTCTTCTGCACCACCCTACAGGGCCTCCATTCTTGTCCCCGGGCGTAGTATCTGCTGTGATGGGTCTTCTGTCCCTTTGATGTCTTTACACCTGCCATCTATCTCTCCGATCATAGTTTGAATCCTTTTTTCCAAGTCTGCAATGACCAATAAGCAGGACTCAAAGTTTTTTGTCCTCTCACATCGTCCAGTATGGCACCCATCCTTGCGTTGAAACTTCTACGCCTTGTTGGATTGTTCCTGCCTATGCTCATGCCCTTCTGTCCAAAATTCACTTTCTTGACGTTGCCTGTGTTTCTATCTCTCACAAACACTTTAAACTTCTTAACGTCACCACGCATGACCTTGTTAAGTTTTACATCTCTACCTTGATATTTTGCCATGTATCCATGTCCATATTTTCTTAAAAAAATTTTTTATTTTTTCCATTATTTTTTCCTCCTTAAATCAAGATCGTGTTTTCGTGATCCTTTCAAAAAACTATTGACCCTGCCCATTGCCCATTGGTTCATGCCAATGCCCGGTCTTGATCCTGCTGTAAGGAAAGCACCTTGTCCCCTCCTATAAACTTTTGTCAGAGTGGACAGTGTGAATCGGCTCTCGCTGGCCTTTTCCCGTAGTGTCTTACGCACAGTGGCATTGAGTGGTTTACTTTTTGCCAAGTTTAACCCTCCTGTCTATCAATGATTGTGGTATTCGTTTGCCTTCACGGGCCAATTTACTGATACGCTTTGTCAGTCTTGCCAATTGTAACCTCTTGGCGCCTGTGACACCACTTAGATATTTTTTTGGTAGGCCTGTTGCTTTATCCTTAGGAACTTTCCGTCTCTTCACCATTGTCATCTCCGAAGTAGTTTTTTATTTCTGGGTGTAATTGTAAAATTTGTTCGTTGGTGTACCCTTCCTTGACCATGTCTCTCATGTGTTGGATCATGTCTTGGGCATTTTGCATTGGTGGGTGTTGCATGTCTATGTTCAATGGGTTTTGTATTTTGTTTTGATTCATCTGTTCAAGTTCCATTGGGTCCTTGGCCAGTATTTCTTTTATCTTGCCGTCAATCACTTGCTTGACATCTGGTGCGGCGTTGACTATGTCTCTTGTGGTCCTTGCCGCTTTCTCTAAAACGTCCATGTCAAGGTTCTTGTCCCTGATGTGGAACGCCATTGGGTATTCTATCTCGCCATCCCAATCTATGTCCAACCACTTGCCGAACAATCTGAACAACTGCTCCTCAGCAAGTTCCAAGTTCTTGGCCTTCTCTGTCAGTTTAGCGTCTAACATACTGTACTCCGTGATCATGGCTATTCCCGACTGCTGTCTGGTCTGTGCCTGTCTTATGCCTGACATACACGCCATCCTGTCTATGGCCGTAAGTTTCTCGTCTATGGATTTCAATATGGCCTCAACGCTCTGACCCGTAGGCTGTAAAAGATATGGTTTAAGGTTTGGATCAGTCTCGTTTGGTATTGTGATTATGGCACCCGGTCCCGCCGCGGCGTCAACCTCTGGTGTCTTCACAAGACTTGGTGATGTTGATAATTTTATTGTCTCGTTGATCTCGCTCAACTCATTGAATATGCTGTTGGAAAGATCTGATATGTCGCCCACATCTGAAACACCTATGCCCCTCACAGGTGATCTGTTGGCATACACCCAAACTGCAGGTATCACACCCAACTCGTTTGGCATCTGTTCCAACATCTCTGTGTTCTCTTTCTCTGTGTTGTATTCACTCAATGTGATGGTGTCCTTGGTGAACTCCCTCACGTAGTATCTCGCATTCATGCCATAGGCCTTCTGTTCTACTTCAAGTAGTTTTAGATATGTCAGGTCGTAGTAGCCTGATGGCTGTCTGGTGTATTCCCAATCCAACACGTTCTCTGGTGTGAACAATGAACAATAACTTCTTATGTTTTGGCTTAGTTCTTCCGCCCTGGTCCTTGCGTTTGACTGTGGTTTGTCTAACAAGATCACGCAGTGGCCAAACACCGTGCTCCAGGTGTTGACATCACGCATGAAACTTTCAAAACTCCTGCCCTCTAGGTCAGTGTCCTTAAGGAAGTTTCTTAATTCTGGTGTGTCCTTGATGTTGCCGTATTCCCTCTTGACCGGTTGCCTGTAAAGGAATGAATTGTAAATGTTCACGATCGATTTCACTTCATTCATGTAAGGTGTGGCCGCCACCCTCCTGAAGTATTCTGAATCTGATTCGTATTGGTACTTGGTCAGGTATTCGCCCATCTTCATCTCGTATGAGCCAAGGTATGATGCCCTTAGGAACTCCCATCTCTTGAAGTGTGTTAGGTATTCGGGATGAACACCCAATGCCGTGTAGTGGGCACTGATCCTGTTGGGATCTTGGTTTACTGAAAAATTGCTTATAGTGGCCATTATGTTCTAACCCTCCATGTTTTGTGTTGTTCTGTTGGTTCGTAGTCCCTAGTGATAGGAAATAGGAATGATGTGGCATATCCCAATGCGTCAGAGATGTGTGAGTAGTCCCTTGAACCATTCTTCTCTGGTTGTGATGTGCCTTCCTTGTAGATGTGTCTCTCCATCGCTGTGATCAAACTCTTACATTTTGGATGTATCATAATGCCTCTCTCTCCTGTGCCTGAACAGAACTTGCTATTTACAGCATTGATCCTGTCCCTCACAGGAATGTGTCTTGAAGGGGCCTTGACCACAAAACCCGCATTGGAGAGTATGTGGAAATCTGTTTTAGGTGAATTGGTCTTCCTGGCCCTACCTGATGGATCAGGGTATGCTATTATCTTGGTGCCTGGAAACCTGTTGTGTATCTCGTTTGCCAGTTCTTCTGTGTTTGAACCATACATCTCTATCTCATCGATCACGTACATCCGGTTGTCTTTGATCACAAAACAGATCGCTGTAAGGGGGTGTACGTTGAAATCAATTCCGATGTGTATGATGTTTTGTCTCTGTTCAAATGTGAATTCTTCTACGTTGTGCTGTCGTTCAAATCCGTAGTATATCCTACCCTCGTAATTCTCGAACGTGCCTTCGTATTCTTGTTTGAAAACTTTAGCATCCAGTTCCGCTTTTGCCTGTTCTACTTCTTCAGGTGTCACGAACCCACCCTGTATAGTAGTGAATTGATGTGAACTCCAATTTGGTTCTGTGGGATCTTGTCCTTTTTGGTATATGTCATACAACCAGTTTGAAATGCCTTTGGGTGTGCCCGCGAACATGGCCCTGCCACCTGTGTCAGACAGAGTTGGCCTTAGGACTTCGGTGTAGGCTTCCTTGTCAATTGAGGCCACCTCATCTAGGTATAGATAATGGTATTTTGATCCACGGAGTGCATCTCTGTTGTCCGAACCTTTTAAGGAAATCTTGCTTCCGTTTTTTAAACGTATTGATAGATCCGCTTCGTTAATTTTCTTGTCCCAGCACAGTGATATTGCTTTGTTCTTGACCTCGTCCCACCACACGTTACGAGCCTGTCTATAAGATGGCAGTATAGCGGCCACATTCTGATCGGGTAATCTAGCATGATAGAAAAGTTGTCTAATGCCAAGAGTAGTTTTTCCTACCCTTCGTCCAGCCACAAGAACAACGAACCTTGCTGGATCGTTGGCTACTGTCTTCTGTGGTGTTGACAACTTCACTGTTATTCATCCTCCTGCCACGGTAGTGGTTGTGAATGATCTGTTGAGTTGGGGTCATCTTTCTGCTCGAGGTAGTTACGTCCAAGCCAAATCTGCATCCTGACGTCTCCAGCCAAAGCACGTTCCATCTGGCTTCGGCGTAACGACTTCTTGCCTTCCGCCCTGCCTTCATCAACTAATTTCTTGTATCTCTTCTTGACGCCCTCTGCTGTGATGCCAATTATCTGACCTATCTCTTCATAGGTACACATTATACGAGCAAGATCCTTGATAAGATCCTTGTCGTGCTTCCTGTATTTCTTTCCTGTGTTGTCAGGTGTCATTATTGTAATCCTTTGTCTTTGACCACTATCCGGAAATGCCTTGCATCTGTGTCACCGTTAGCGGTTGTGATCTTTACTTCGATTGGGTATATGTTGCCTGTGGTGCCTGCGTGGACCCTGAATATTGCCTTCGTGCCTGATATGTTGACGTCCGTGCCTGAACCTGTTGGAAATGCCAATGGTGCTGAATCACCTGATATTGTGCCTATTGTCACTGTGACTGTGGCCAATGAATCACCTGTGTTTAGGTAATCAACGAAATCTAAAGAATATTTTATGTTTGCATCACTGTCTTTGAGAATGAAGATGCCCTGTGCGTCCTTTTGATATCCTGTAAGTGCTAAATTTGCCATCTAACTGTTTCTCCTTGTTCCGGAACCAGCAAACACTGGTCGATTTAGTTTGAATTCTCTGGTCTCCTGTTGAACACGGAATGCCCTTGATTCAACTGGTATTGTATTTACACGCGATTCCTCTAGAACTTTTATAAGCCTAGATTCCTCTGGTATGATAATGGTCCTGATGTCCTGTGCGACCCTGTAGGTGTTGAATGGATCCACATCTATGTCTGTGCCCACTATGGTTATAGTGGTGTTGATAGGTAAGGTTGCTTCACCAAATTGAAAAGAGAATGCCGATGCGGTCAGTGTGCTTGATATGTTCATTGACACACTATTAGCCAACACACCATTGACCGTTATCGAAGATGATGAGTTAACAGTGCTTGACGAAGTCAGCGTGGCACTTGGAGTTGCCGTGATGTTTGCCGTAGATATCAGCAATGCCGCCGCTAGGTCTTGATCCTGTGCCGCCGCGGTGATTGTGGCAGTTATAGGAAGTGTCGCCGTGGCAACTTTTTTCGCACTAGGCGTCGCGATTATGTCAGCACTGATAGAGAGTGTGGCCGAACCGGTCTCGGCAGTTTCAATACCTGCAACAGTTATGGTAGCATTAATAGGTAATGTTGCTGATGCAACTGCCTTCAATGATGGTGTTGTTGTAACAGTGGCTGATGCAATTAATAATGCCGCACCAATATCTAGATCAACACTGTCAACACCACCCTGTACGTAATCTACTACGACATAGTCGTCACGGACATAGTTGATGCCAATGTCAAATATTATTTCTAGATCCGCTGACGCGGTTATCAGTGCCACTGGGTAAAACTCCGGTTAGACTTGATTAGTCTATTGTGATAGTAAGTGAGCCAGAATTTATTTGAAACGTGTCTCCATCGGAAATAACACGAGAGGCACTCAAAGCGCCATGCGCCAATAAGTTTCCAGAACTGGCCGCATCAAAGATACCAATGTGTGTCACTGTGCCAAAAGCACCACCTGATGCTGTTGGGAATGTGATGTCTGCGTTACTCACGATCGAACTGTTGTCTGATCCTGTGGTTGCTGATGCCATTTTGGTGTCCATTCTTACTCTTGCATAGCCGTTTCCTGAACATTCCGTACCAGACGCTGAGTCTGTTGGATCTGATGTGAAAAGGGCCATGTGTGCTTGAGGCGAAGTGAAGGACGTGTTCTTGAAAAAAAGTTCTAGTGTCTTTCTCTCGCTGTACGAACTTAATGCTGTCATTTATATTCTCCTAATTAGGTTTGTTTGTTATAACAAACATATTTACACAATCATGTGTAGGTTAATGTATTGTTATTCAGACTCAATGAATGATTTGCCTGACAGTTTCTCAACTTCAGCGACCAATTTCTCCATGTTGATCCTGACCGTTTTACCTGTCTTGCTGTTCTTGGAGTAGTATTCCCATTCACCGGCTTCGTTGTGTGGTGATATCTTGGTCACGTTGCCCGCTTCATCCCTCACATACACCTCTGATGAACTGCCGTCATCCTTGGCATATATGTGTGACATGTCTGCAACACCTGATGGGTCTCCAGACTGGTTCATCAATCTTACCGCTCCAAACTGTGACTGTGCTGTGGCTTCTTCTGTGAAGAAAGCGTAGTCGTTGGTCAGTGTCAGGTTGGTCTTGCTGTGTGTGCCTGCCCTGAAGTGATAGAAGTCTGTCATGGTTGATGTGCCTGATCCATGGTAGTAGTCGATACCAATTGACTCGTAGCCAACAGCATCCGTGATTGTAAGGTCTCCTGAACCTGAACTTGGTGCCAGTTCGAAGTATGTGCCCATTGCTGTCATGTTGGTGATTGTTAGGTCGCCGGAACTGCCTGGATATACTGATACACCATAGTTTCCACCTGATGCCTGTCCCAGCGTGGCCGCCGTTGAACTGTTGTTGCTGATCGAACTGAATGCCTCAAATGCCACTGGTCCCCTGCTCCTGTATTGACCACTGGTCGCTGTTGAACTTGAACCACTCATTTCCAAATAGATCTGTGCCATGTTCCTCCATCTCTGATCACCGTCCGAACCGTTCTGGCCCGGTGCCAATACGATGTCCTGTACTATAACATTTTTGTAACTTCTGTCTGAACTTGCTGTGCCGAGCGTGTGGTCTAGGTCTTGGTATAGCATTAAGTTGGCATTGCTGTATCTGCCGTTGGTTGAAATATGACTATAATCACCACCGTTGGCCGCCAGCAACACCTGTCCTGTGCCATTACCTTGTATGCAGATGGAATCGTTTGACCTGTTTGCTTTTATCTTGTTGTCTTTTATATCTATCGCCTTTGTCTGTATGTCACCGAACACTGACAGTGAGTTGGTTGCGTCGTAGAAAGCATACTTGTTGTTACCATTCAATGCATCCACACGGAAACCATAGGCCTCTGAGATTGTTTCTGTACCACCAATGCCGTCAGTAATAACTTCTGCTTGGTAGGCGATTGCCTGTGTGATTGTGCCTGTCATTGGAGATGCAACTCCCAGTTCCACATATGAGTTGTTCCCACAAAGTTTGCTCATTGATACATTACCACTTGAATTACCGCCTAGATGCAGATATGAGCCAGACTGGAGGCCAACACCTGATCCCACCGTTGCCGCGTCTGAGGCTGAGTTGATGATTGTGAGACTGGCATCAATGCCTCTAGGACCACGACTCAAACTTGTGTTGGTCAATTCCGCACCGTTGGCATCAAAACCCATGGCTCCGATCAAATTTCTAAATCTGTTATCTGAATCTGATGAATTCACACTTGAATCCATTTTTAATTCTGAGAATATTCCGTGGATGTATCTTCTGTCTGTGGATCCCGTCAGTGCAGGTACATCTGTTTCTTTGTAGATCGTTTGGACACCACGCATAGCGTTTATGGCAGTTCCGTAACTCTCTACTATGACTGGCATTTCAGTGTTGCTAAAATTGTCTGTTGTTGACATCTGGATTGTGCCCGTGCCATTCGTTCCTATTTCTAAATTAGCATTTGAACTGCTTGTGCTCATGCTGTTGCCTGAGAACCCTATGTCTCCAGTTGAACCACCTGCGTTTGCATCCACATATGCCTTGATGGCCTTGGCTGATGCCAACGTGTCGTCTGATCCTGACACACTTGAAAGGTCTGTGTCTAGCACACCTGATTTTAGATTCGCCACATCAACATTTGAAAGTGCGTTACCTGTGCCTTCCGCATCAAATGTCTTGTTTGTAAATGTTGTTGTTGAACTGCCTGTGACTTCACCGGTTGCATTGATTGTTAACACACCCGCACTGTCCGTGCTGGTTGTGACATTGTTTCCGCCTTGCACATACAGAGTACCTGCTTCAGCAACAGTAATTGTAGCAGAGTCATCCGCCACCACTTTTATGCCTTCACCTGTCTTGTATGCTAGGCTGTTCCATGCTGTGGATCCATCCCCTATCTTGAATTTTGTTGTGTCTGATTCGTAACCAAACTCACCAGCCGCCAGTGTTGGATTGGCTGATGTCCAATCTGCCGCCGTGTCTCTTCTTAATTGTATCTTTGTAGCCATTATGCTGTTCCTCCGTCTATGGTTGGTACTGACGTGTATGTTGAGTCAGCAACACCGCCGTCGATATTTATAGCAGTGGGATCTCTGAAACTTAAAACACCTGATCCATTAGTACCCAATACTTGATTTGCGGATCCATCCGCGTTGGGCAGTGTGTACACTGCGTTGATGTTGACTTTGCCTGTGCCCGCCGGGTTCAAAGTGATGTCTGCGTTGCTGGGTGATATCATTGTTGAGCCAACGAATGTTATGTCTCCGGTGCTGGCACTACCACCTGACTGTGCCACGAAACTTAAATTGCCTGATCCATCCGTTTTCAAAACTTGGTTGGCTGATCCATCTGATGTGGGCCAGTTCAATCCATCCAGCACGATGTTGCCCGTTCCGGCAGGTGTGATTGTTATATTCTGATTGGCTGGTGCATTGGTACCATAAGCACTGGTTGATTTAATTACAGGCCCACTTGCAGGCAATTCTATTGCCAGCGATCCACCACCATTTGTTTGGCTTGTGAATTGGATATCTGCGTTTACATCTTTGATTGTGTGTCTGATATCTCCTTCATCTTCGTAAATGGTGAAGGCACCGGTTTGTGATCCATGAGATCCAACAGTTAAAGTCTGTCCTGCACTCCGGTTTGTTATTTGGCCATTATTCGAACCACGTCCAACCTTAATAGTAGGACCAATTGTAATAGTACCACCTCCTGGTGCACCGGTAAGAACCGCATCGACTACAACGTCTCCGGTACCACTTGCTGATATTTCTAAATCGGCATTTGATTGACTTGTTGAAATTGTGTTGTCTACCAATGATATTGCTGAAGTTGTTAAGTCTCCAGTAACATTTGTGTTGGCGTTTAATTCTATTGTGCCAGTACCGCTTGGGTCTAGTGTAATTGCGGCGTTGCTTGGAGAAATAAGTGTTGATCCAACCGCTGATAAATCACCCAACGTTACACCACCTACCTGTGAATCCACATATGTTTTAATTGCTTTTGCTGAAGCAAGTGTATCGTCTGAACCACTGACACTTGAAATGTCTGTGTCCAACACTCCCGACTTCAGGTCAGCAACATCTATGTTTGATATTGAGTTGCCAGTTCCTTCAACATCAAATGTTTTGTTGGTCAATGTCAATGTGTCTGATGCAATTGCGGCATCCTGTGTGTCAACGTATGCTTTTGTAGCCGCGTCTTGTGCCGAAACAGGATCTGTGACATTTATGATCTTGTTTGAATTCATGTTGGCCTGTGATAACATTGAGATGTTACCTGTACCGTTCGCCAGTAGTTCAAAGTCCTCGTTGGATGCATCTGTAAACATCTTGTTGCCTGACACAACGATTGTGCCTGAACCTAGGTTTAGATTCCCGCTTGCGTCTAATGTAATGTCACCCGCCGCGTCTATCCTAATGTTTCCCTGTGATGAATTGACGCCTTCTGTCTGTAACAACAACGATCCGTCTAGAACTTTTATCTTCGCACCATTATTTCCATCACTCGCTTTATTGAATTCAATAATGGGATCTGCATTTGAATCCAATCTAATCCTCATGTCGCTGGACGTTGATCCATCCGCGGAGAATGGTATATCCATTGCTGTGAAATTTTTCCTGCCCCCACTATTACCGACTGGATCTTGGAACGTGATACCAGCAACTTTAACTCTGCCGCCACCGCCGTCACCTGTTGAAAGTGTTCCAGCATTACCTATCTCTACAAGTCCTGTACCACCTTGGTGTGGTTGTATGTAGATGTTGTCGTTGGCACCATCACCTATTGAAATGCTACCTGAGTTGGTTCCTGAGTTGGTGTTTAAAATTAAACCGTGTGCACCATTGGATGTGAGCGTGGCATCTCCTGATCCGCTACCAACAAAAATTTTGCCTGCCGCGGCGCCTGGCTTTAGGAATATTTCACCCGACTCACCTGAACCGTTGGCTGGGCCTGCCATCACCTTGACCTCACCTGCGTCAGCGTTACCGCCTATCAGTGAAAGGTTCTGTCCAGTACCACCTGTTACCGTGGCATTGGCCGCCCCGCTGGCCCTGTCCTCTCCAACCCGCACGTTACCTTCTAATGCAACAATGCCTGTGTTATTGGTCTGCAGGATCAAATCATCATTGGTCCTTGTTGCTTTTATGTTGTTGTCGTGTATCTCTATGCCGTCCGTGTTTAGGCTTCCTGACGCTGTCAGGTTGCCGGTTACATTTGTGTTAGCGTTTAATTCTATTGTGCCTGTACCACTTGGGTCAAGTGTTATCGCGGCGTTGCTGGGTGAACTGATCGTTGATCCTATGGCTGTTAGATCTCCAAGGCTGTCACCACCAGTTGCGTTGATTGTTAGAACTCCCGCTGAATCCGTTGATGTGGTAACATTTGAACCACCCTGTATGTATAATGTGTCACCTGCCTTGACGTCCAATGTGCTGGAGTCATCCGCAACCACCCCAATGGCACCATTCTTCAATTCAATGAAGTTGGAGTCCATCTCCGCGAAGGTTAGTTTACTGCCCTTGTTTAAATTCTGTGTTGTGTTGCTTGATGTGGTCTCTGATCGTGTTACGATCTTGGGTGTGCTTGGCATTGACATTATCTCCTGTTGTGTTGTAATCGTTGTCTTCGATACAACTGGTTGCAATTATTTATTGCTGAACAGGAGTCATAATGCTTTACTTTTTCTTCTTCTTGAGATACCAACCCCACACGTCCTTGAAGTTGCTGTACTTGTCCGTTATGAGGTCAGGGCTCTGTTTGAGGTCCTGTTGTTCCTGCTCGCCGTCCCTCCTGACGTCATTCAACCTCTTGACCAACTGCCTGCTCAACATGGGTTTGTCGTCTGAGATGTTGCGTGGCACGAAGTAGTCTGGTATCTTGAGTCCAGACCCGGTGACCTGCTCACAGGCCCTATCAACCTTGACCAAGGCCCTCATCAGTTTCTCCAACTGTGATTCTGTGGTGTCCCTGAACCTGCCGCCCCTGTGTATGGGTCCTATGTTGTGTGCAATTCCTGGTATCACCCCATCATCATGTTGGTTCCAACCAGGCAACAGATTGTGTGTCATGAGTTCAGTGATGTCTTCCTGTATCTTGGTCAGCCAATCATAGGCCTCAAGCCTCTCCCCAACTGTCTCGCCTATCAGCATGGTGGCCTGATGGAACTTGCCCTTGGCGTCCGAATAGCCACCGGTCTCTGGTGTGTGTAGATATGACATGCTAGTCCTTGATGTATGGTTCTTTTGGTTGTTGTGGTGATTCAGGTGCCTTTGGCGGTTCTGGTTGCTCCTGTTGAATGATCTGTATCACCTTCTGGTGCAGTGTGCCCACCGCCGCCATCTCAGCGGCACCAAACGCACCCCTCCTCGCGGCCACGTCAAGCGCCTGTGCTATTATCTGGTAGTCCTGCAGTACTAGTGTCTGTTTCATTTGTTTTTCTCCTTGTGGTTATTGTTTGTTTTTCAGTTTATTATAACGTATTCCAGCCAATCCGTCAAGCACACCACTCTCCTGCAGTGCCTCGGCGTCGTTGTCTCGCAGTCTGGCCAATCGCTGTTCATTGATCAGGCACACCATCTGTATCTCCTCCGTGGTGTATGACTGGTTCTCTATCAACCATGCCAAGGGTTTAAGCCTCTTGATCTGGTGTGGATCTATGGTGTCCTCCAACCTCGGCAGTTTCTGCTCTTGCCTGCTCCTGATCAGTTTCAGTATGTCCTCGGCCCTCTGTGCCGAATCCTGCTGTTCCCGGCTGTGCAGTTCGTCCAGCAGTTGCTTGAGCCTTTTCCCTTCTGCGGTGTTCGGCCTTCCAGTTGTTCTTGGCCTCTTCGTTGGCCTGCTTCTTGATTTGTCTTTCATGTTTCTCCTTCTGTTGTTGTGATTCTATCATTGCCCTCACGAACTGATCGTTGAGGTGTTTGCTTCGTACGTGGTCAGTCATGTCGCGGTCCCCCACCACGCTTCCATTGTTGGCCTCGTGCCTTGGATCCCAGTCCCTTGGGCCTGATCCTGTGTTTGTCCCGGGTGGGCCTACGCATGGCGTCTATCCTACGCATCAGCCTCACGTTCCAGATGTGCCAGCCTTCACGGGTGTCCACACGTGTCAGGTTCAAGGCCTCTGAGTCCCTGCTCCACTCTCCCGGTGCCGTCTTCAACAGGTCCAGGTAGTCCTCCCACAGTATGGTCCATTCCTGGCTCCAGAATCTGGCCTGTGCCCGGGCCCTGCTCCACCTCCTGCGGTGGTCCCTGACCTCGGGATCCGGTCCCGTCAACCAGGTGTCAGGACTGGGTCCTGACCTGTGCATTATGTGGTACTTTTCCGGGTTCTCCCGTATCCGCTCACGTTGCCGGTCACTGGCCCACTGGCGCCTCTCCGCGGTCCATCCGGCCTCCAGGCCTGACAGCCCCTTGTTCCAGGGTCGGTTATTCTTCTTGAATGGCATTGATCCGGTCCTCCCGTTGGCAGTTGAATCTGACGCACCTCCACTGATCCGGCAGGATCACCCACAGCCAGTTGCGGAGTGGCTGTATAACGATCCAGTGGCCCCGTGCCGCATCCAGCGAGGTGCTGGTGTGGGGTGCGTTTAAAAAAAATTTGGGCAGTTGATTCTGCATGTAGTTGCCTCCTATTGTTACTGTGTATTTAGTGTAGCAGGCGCAGGCCGGTGTGTCAACCTGGTTCGGCAGGCGATTTTTTTTTGCGTCCAGCAAAAATTCGCGTTCGTTCTGACTAGGCTGGTCCAGTGAATGCCGCGTCCATCAGGCGCTTCTCTTCTTTGGCCAGATCTGGCAACACCTTGCTATACCATAACGGCAGTTTGTTCTCTATTGGTATCTCAACTGCATATGTCACTGTGGGCCAATGTGCCAAAAAACCCGTCTTATCCTTGAACCCATCTGGCAAGGGATTGTTTTTGGGATCCTTACGGTGTTGAGCCAAACGGTCAAGCCATACTTGCAATATGAATTTTGCGTCTGTGTGTGTGATGTCGATGTCTAATGTGTCAACCACCTGGTTTGTTATTGGGTCTATGACCAATGTTTTTTTTGTGTTTTTCTTTGTCATTGTTTTTCTCCTTTGTTAGTATGATTATAGCACGGATTGGTGCAGTGTCAACCTACTCGGAAAAGTTGCTGTATTTTTACAGCGTATATAGGGCAAGTTACCAAACCAATTTCAATGGCCACCCCCCACCGTTCACCACCATGGGTCACCGTTGGGCCAGGATCGAGTCATTTCCTACACGATTACCACCGGTAAAGGTTGATTGGGCGGTAGATACGGTGGTCCAACCTGGTCCATTCTGGTTCATACGGCGGGTAAGGTCCGGAATGTGGCTGATATCAGGTGTTGGTAGAGAATGGTAAGGGAGATGCCAAACCCTAGTATCATGTCCGACCTTATCCACGATATCTTGTGCTCCTTTACACTCGTATGACAGCGTCGTATTGGCTTATTTGTAGGGGTAATGTTGTGGGAAAACGCAAGGAAACCGTTTGTTATTTCCTTGCCTGTTGACTATGCTTTCTTCTTGATCAAGTGTTCCGTCATAGTCTCGAGAGCGGTGGCGATCCTTTGTGTGTTCCAACTGATGTTGTGTATCTCTGATTCAACATCGCTGGGCCATTCACCCAAACACCTTGTGTTGTACTCAATGTTCTCGAGTGCATCACATATGCCTTTGATTTGCTCTTCCATGTGTTTTCTCCTTTCATATGTAATTGTAGCACACACGGGCGGCACAGTCAACTGTGTTTGGTAATCTAAACAGGTCTCCGCAACTCCGCCCAAACTATCTCCCTACGCAACCATTCCGGACAGCGTTCATCTCTGTACAGCATCAGTCTCAGTTCTCTTGTGGTGATGAACTCGTCTGTGGGTATCATGGCTTCGTCTCGTGTCAAGGGATTAACTATCACTGCGTTGATGCTACGTTGATGCAGTTGTGCGGCCATGTGGTCTTCTATCTCTTGCAATGACTGGTACAGATCTATGTGTTCCCACAGGTGCTCCAGTGTGGTCATCTACCCCGACGCTGAATCGCCATTTATGATTGTTTGACTCATTTGTTTTCCTCCCGGGATAGCAGTCAGTTTGTATAGGGATATTTAGGAGGATTGGGCTCCATGGCGGCAGAAAGGAGTCATATCGTGCAAGGAGTATGAAGAACTGCCGCCAGGATCTGGACGTGACTTATAAGTTGGGCACGTGTAACGCCTGACTACACGTCCAAATTCTATTTAATCTATAACCGAGTGGCCCCTGCCCCTAAGGCACTGGTTCACCCTCTGCTTGTACTTGCTCTCACGCTTGGGCACTATGCCCAGTGTGGCGTAGTGGAAGTAGGCACCCCATCCCTGGTTCAGTGTGTCGTAGATCCTGAAGGTGTTGTCATCAGCATAGGTCTTGCAGTGCTGTATGTCGTTGGTGAGCCTTTCCGCCTGTGTGTCGGGGAATGTGCCTGATCGGCCCACGGTGTCAATCTTAGGATTGTAACTACACGCTGTGAGTGAGATCAACCCAATCACGGTCACTATTGTCTTGTTCATTGTTTCTCCTTTTTTGGTTTGTCTTTTTTGAACCATTCTGGCCGTTCGGCGGTCTCGTATGTGAAAAAATCCACGATGTCCTTGCCTGCGTCAAGCGGTTCCATGCCCCATACTTCACGCAGTTCAACTATCACGCTGTTAAGTATGGGTCTGATCTTGTCATATTCGGTGCCCTGTAAATATCGTTTACGCCATCGAGCCAGTTCTATTAGGGCCTGCCATTGATTGTTCTTTTTCTTCATTGAGCGTAGTCCACTGTGGTTTCGTGTTGCTCACGGTGTTGGGCCAGTTTGCTTTCAAACACACGTAGCATCTGCTGGTGTAAGTCCAAATCATTCTCGGATTCCCAAAGTGCCACCTCAACATCATCATCTTCTAGGTATTCAAAGGCCCACCAGTCTATCCTTTCCGGTTCCACCTGGTCTGGGTCGTCAGGATCGTATCCCTGTTCCTCCGCCCAGTCCGCCATCTGGTCCCAAACATCGTTGTTATGGGCCGGATATAGGTCTGAACCTGTGCCTTCG